CAGGTACACTTGGTTGGCTATGGGTAGGTATTCTATGGCATGACCGTGCCTTAATGGTTTTAAATTCAGGATTAGCAATAGTATTATTGACAGGTATTTTACGAACTTATGTCTAAAGTATTTGTTGTAGCAAACGGCGAAAGTCGTAAAGGGTATGATTTATCTAAATTGAAAGGTAAAGGCCGTATATACGGTTGTAATGCCATCTACAGAGATTTTACACCAGATGTTTTAGTTTGTGTTGACCAAGGTATATCTCACGAGGTATATAATAGTGGTTATTGTGATGAGAACGAAACATATTTTAGAAATTGGACACGAGTACCTGGTATGTTATATGAGACTATGATAAATGCCGGTGCAGGTATAACTGCCGAAGAAATGAAAATAGTTAAAGAAGAAAAACTAATTAATGAAAATGAACGTGGCGATTGTCAAGAGTTTGTAATGCATGGCTCAAATATATCTGGTGCAGTTAAAGTATTAAAACAGAATAAAGATATTGAATCTAAAAATGTAAATCACACTGCTATTGATGTCAGTTGGTGTAAACCATATTCTAAAGAACAATCACTTGACGATGTAATGAAACCTAGAGATTGGGGCTGGGCGTCTGGTACTACGGCGTGTGCTTTGGCAGTTAAGAACGAGACACAACCAAAGGCAGACAATCCTGAAGAAACCATAAGTCTAGAAATGTATTTGATAGGCATGGATTTAGGAAGTAATACAGACAAGATTAATAATCTATACAAAGATACCAAATACTATGGCCTAAAAGAACAACAACAAGTACCACCAACGAACTGGATTGGACAGTTGACCAAGTTGATTAAAGACAATCCATCGGTGACTTTCTACAAAGTCAATCCACAGGCTGATACTGGTGGAGATCAGGTAAATAGTAAGGTAAAAGAGTGGGAAGGCTGTAAAAACGTCTTCTATATTGACTATCCTACAATGGAAACGTTGATTTCATAGGAGCATTGACAAATTAGCGTAGATATGGTATATTAGAACTTATGAGTATCAGGAAAGTAAAACAAAAACCTAATAAGCAAGTTATCAAGATAAACAATTATATCAGATATTGGGATAGAAGTGTAGATAACGGACACGATTTTTCAGTTGTGATGACCGATGGTTCAGTTTTAGAAATTGAAATGCGTTGGCCAAAGGGCGAAGACAGATTAAATAAACCTGGCAGAGCTCATAAATTTGTAGCTAAAAACGTGTATAAATAATAATGATACCGATAATATAGGTAACACAAATACAATATACAATAATATAAGGAGAAAATAATATGGATTTTGAAGCATTAAAATCATCATCAAGTGGCTTTGACAAATTAACTAAAGCGCTTGAAACAAACCTCAATCCCGAGGATCAATCAAACAAGAACAAATACCAAGACGACAGAATATGGAAACCTGAACTAGATAAAACTGGTAATGGTTATGCAGTGATAAGATTTTTACCTGCTATTGAAGGAGAGGAACTACCATGGCAACGTGTGTGGTCTCATGCCTTCCAAGATAAAGGCGGCTGGTATATAGAAAACAGTTTAACAACATTATCTCAAAAAGATCCTGTGTCCGAAGAAAACACAAGATTATGGAATACTGGTGTTGATAGTGATAAAGATATTGCTAGAAAAAGAAAAAGAAAATTATCTTACTACAGCAATATTTTAGTTATGTCAGACCCAAAACATCCAGAGAATGAGGGAAAAGTTTTCTTGTTTAAGTTTGGTAAAAAAATATTTGATAAGATAACTGAAGCAATGCAACCAGCATTTGAAGATGAGAAACCAATTAACCCATTTGATTTTTGGAAAGGTGCAAACTTTAAACTAAAAATTAGAAAAGTTGATGGTTATTGGAATTATGATAAATCAGAGTTTGAGGCAGTAAGTACGGTTGCTGAAGGCGATGACAAAATCAAGGCGATTTGGTCAAAGCAATATCCTCTAAAACCATTCTTGGCACCAGATAATTTTAAATCCTATGATGAACTCAAAGAGAAACTGAATAGGGTAATATCGGGTACAAGAAGCACTAAAACTGTTGAAAGTGATGAGCTCCCGCCAGCACAATCGGCACCTAGTGTGAAAAGTATGGAAAGCACAAGTCCAGCAGCTAGTGAAGATGACGACACGTTATCTTACTTTAGTAAATTAGCTGAGGACGAGTAATCCTAAACCGTTCCCTCCGTTTAGACAACATACTTTAAGGGCTCTTTAGTAATAAAGAGCCCTTTTTTCATTATAAATATACACATGGCAGTAAGTATACTAGACACATTAGTTGATAAGGCTGATGGCGCTAAAAAGTCAGCGTCATGGTATAGAAGAGCAGTTGGTTCAATTGCAGACAGAATAACAGCACGAAAACTAATAAATCAGAATAAACTAATAGGTAGACCATCTGTTGGTAGATTAAATCTATTTGTATATGACCCTAAATATAAACAGGTATTGCCGTATTATGATATATTTCCTCTAGTGTTACCATTAGAGACAATAAAGGGTGGATTTGCAGGTATTAATTTTCATTATTTACCACCAAACCAAAGATTTACTTTATTGACACAATTACAGACGTTTAACGTACAAGGTGGTAAGGTGTCTAGTGGAAATAGATTTGATGTTAGTTATAACAGAATTAAAAAACTACCATTGGCGAAAGGTTGTATTAAGAAATATCTATATGGACATATGAGAAGTCAGTTTTTAAAAATAGATTATGACGAGGCTGCTTTGGCAGTATATTTACCAATCGCTCAATTTAAGAAAGGGAGACCATATTAATGGCCATTTTAAGAGGCGGAAAAAGAATAGGCGGATTTGATATCCGAATTGGAATACCAAGAGACAGGTCGTTAGACAATGTTACCGGTGATCCAAGATTAAAACGTACACAAGGTGGTAATCCTGAATCTACAACAGGTAGAGTATTGGCGATGGTCAATGAGGCCGAAGGATTTGCTCGTAAGGCAAGATATTATGTTGAGTTTAATTTACCGTCATCTTTAGGTGGTGGCATGGCTGGTCCTGATGGTTCAACAGGTTCAGTATCTTCATCAATGACAGACGAGACATATGGCTCATTTAGAACTAGTGCCGATATGAATGCTATTCATATAGCAAATGGTAGACGTGTTCAAGCATTTTGTTCAGCAATAGAAATGCCTGATAGAGAAATAATTACAAAAGAAGTTAGACATGGTAATACACCAGCTAGACATATTGCATACGATTTTAAATCAGCAGAGATAACAGCAACATTTTATGCTGATAAATTTTTAAGAGAGAGATCATACTTTGAAGCATGGCAGGCTGCCGCTTTTAGTACAAAATCTTATAACATGAACTATTACAAGAATTATGTTGCTGACATGAGAATATACCAATTAGGACAATTTGCGTCAAGACAAGAACGAGACGATATAACATATGCAGTACAATTGTTTGATTGTTTACCTACAAGTATTAGTAAGGTAGATTATTCTCACGATGAAAATACAGTACAGACATTTTCTGTCACATTTAAATTTCAATATTGGATTAATTTCTTCCTTGATAAACAAGGCGAGATAGAATTAGGCCAATCTACATTTAATACACCGACAGTGAAACAGAAATCAGGTTTATTTGGAGGTTTACTTGGTAAACTACCACCTGAATTGAGACGAGCAGGTAGAGACGTGTTGAACAATTTGAGACGTAGAGTACCGTTAGGTAAAATTACCGGCGGTAGAGCGTTCCCACCGTTCAAACTACCACCATTAAATTTATAATTAAGGAGATAATATTATGGCATTACCGATAATAGAGACACCGACATATGAGTTGACATTACCTTCCCAAGAATTGAAAGTGAAGTTTAGACCTTTTCTTGTTAAAGAAGAAAAGATAATGTTAGTTGCTCTTGAGTCAGGTGAAGAAACAGAAATAAACGAAGCAACTAAAAAGATTTTAAGTGCTTGTACATTTAACAAAATAGATGTAGCTAATTTACCAACGTTTGACATTGAGTATATGTTCTTACAAATAAGAGCAAAGTCAATTGGTGAAATTTCTAAATTTAAAGTTATTTGTCCAGATGATAAGTCCACTTATGCAGAGGTTGAAATTGACTTATCAAAGATTGAGGTACAAGTAGATGATGAACATACGAACAAAGTAGTTATTGATGAACAAAGGCAATTGGGTGTTGTTCTCAAATATCCTACGATGGCAATGGTCAGCAAAGATACATTAAAAACCGCTGATTACGATACCGTATTTGATTTAATGTTAAATTGTGTACATGAAATCTTTGAAGGAGAGAAAATCTACCCTGGAGTAGATACAACCAAAGAAGAAATGAAAGAGTTTTTTGAGAAATTACCACAAGGTGCTTTTGATAAAATAAGAAAATTCTTTGACACTATGCCTAGATTGAGACATGAGCAAGAAGTCACAAATCCAAAGACAGGTGTTAAAAGTAAAGTGACCTTTGAGGGTCTCAACGATTTTTTCGGATTGGCCTCACCCATAATAGCCTAGAGGCGTACTTTGAAGTTAATTTTGCGTTAATGCAACATCATAAATATAGCATTAGCGACATTGAACAAATGTTACCATGGGAACGTGATATATACGTTAGTATGTTGACTAATTATATTAAAGAAGAAAACGAAAAAAGACAAAGGGAGATAAAAAATGGATAAAGAAGAAAAGATTGTAGTACCTGCTGATGTAAAAGAAATCAGTAAGAAAGTAAAGGTTGATTTGGAAGTGGACACTAGTGTTAAAGATTTAGGTCCTAACCCTTACGTGAAAATTATACACATGGCAAGAGCTGTAGACGCATGGAGAATATTCCCTAGACTATTCTTAACAGTTTACATAATCTTATTATACAAGTGTGTAATTTGGTATATGAACTTAGCACAACCTAGTATGGAACAAAGTGGGTTAATCAGTATCGTAGTTGGTGCTGGC